CTATAACTAAGAATGGTGATTGTGGACGACCTTATTATTTTACTAATAATCGCCCAAAGCCACTGTATGCTCTTCATTCTGCTATTGCAAACAAAATAACAGCGGGAGCTACTCCGCTTATATTGGAAGATATCATGGAAGCATATAATAAAATAAGGAACGTCGAAGTGCCTATATTGGAAAACTGTTGTATCATTGCAGTGTGATAATCATGTGTCAAAGTACTGGAATACTTCTATTCAAAATAGGGGTGAAGTGTCTATCAATGGAATTAAGTTAAGCAAGAATACTATCAATAAGACAGATAAACGAAAGTGGCTTGAACATATTGACTGGCCTGTAAAATACGCTCCTTCATATAAAGGGGTAACTGATACTTATCATGTGATGTATACTAACGCTCAGAAGTGTATTCCCAAGTATACTCATGTAGTTGAACCACGTATACATGACAAGTGTGTCGATTTTTATACTAGAATTTTTCCAGAGGAAAGAGACAAACATATATTAACAGAATTTGAATGTATTAACGGATATGGTAGCATGCAACGTTTGGTTATGAGTACTTCGAGTGGTATTTTGGCCAATTGGTTTTCTAATGGTAAGTATGAATTTTTCGATTCGGATGGCAAAGATGAACCAAATTATACCTTTTCGCACAAGGCTAAAACGTATAATATTCCTATTTTTAATCAAACTTTTGTGGAAAGACTTCGAGATTTTGATAATGGCATACAAATAGGCGAAATACGTGACAGTCCTATATGGGTGGCTACTGTGAAAGATGAATTGCGGAAACTGGAAAAAGTAGAACAAAAGAAAACTAGAATTTTTGAACAACCATCTTTGGAATATACATTGTTAGTTAGAAAGTATTTTGGTGCATTTCTTAATTACATTAAAAGCAAAGCAGGGTTTGTTACGCATAGTGCTATAGGTATTGACTATGAAGCAGCTTGGAAGAGCATTTATCAATATTTAGAAAGTAAAGGTAACAATGGATTTGATGTTGATTATACCAATTATGATGGGAGTGTGTCTCCGCAAGCATTTGATTTTTATCGGAGAGTCACCGATTATTATTACGGAGATAGTAGCCCAGCTAGACATTCTTTATTATATATATTACAAAATTCGAATGTGTTGGTTGGACACAATTTGATGAGAACTGATTTGGGAAACAAGTCTGGTAATCCTATGACTGATATTTTTAATTCAATTACTAATGTTTATATTCTTTACGTTAGTTACCTACAGAGTAGATTAAATGTCGGGCTTTCATGCGATTTTGAAGATTTTCATCGAGATGTTGCTTTATTAACTTATGGAGATGACGTTATAATAAGCGCCGATGATGATACTTTACAGTATTTTAATAGGATAAGTGTTTCAGACACTACAACAAAACTTGGCTTTGTAGCCACAGCCGCAGATAAAAGCGGGAATTTGCAAAAATTCGAAAAATTATCGGAGTTACAATTTCTGAAATCGAAATTTGTATCTTTGGATTGGTGTGTATTAGCGCCCAAACCAATCGAGATAGCTATTCGTGAATTACAATTTATTAGCAAACAGAATAAAGGAGATAAACGAATTATAAAAGATTTATTTAATTGTGCGTTGCGTTTTGCAGCACATAATGGAAAGGATGAAGTAACAAGATTACAACGACAGTGTGCCGATAGAGGCCACAATTTGCGATTTGATTTTGAAGATTTCATCCAAGATATAATTGATAAACAGC